TCATCATAATATCGTAATACTGCTAATAGATTTTGCTCAATTGTTTTATCAAAAATAGGAATAATCTCTTTTGGATTAAGAGCTTTAAACCTAATCATTTTATCTTCTTCACTTAAATAAAGTAGCTCATAAGCGATACCATAAATACTCGCGTTTTTAGCTAATTCAGCGTTTTCATCAGCCTCATCATTATACTCAAAAATCATATTTAAGTCTTGTAAAAGCACCTCATCGTTTGAGGTATAAGCAACGGGCTCGCCAATAAAATAGCCAACTAAAGTATCAGTAATATAGCTTGCATAAGCATTTGCGATTTTATTATTTGGTTTAGATGAATCTTTCATCAACCTATTCATAATAATATTTTTCGCGTTATAATAATTTTCTAAATTTTGTAAGCGGGGTAGCTCTGTGCTACGATGGTTTTCAACAACTCTGCGAATTACTTTATCAGTTAATTCCTCAATATTATTTAAACTTATCACTTACTCGTCCTCCTTTTATTAGAACAATAAATCTTTATTCATTGATGCTAACTGCGCGCGTAGGTCTAAACACTGCAGTGAGTATCGGAGCGCATCGAGACTATGGTTAAAGTCATCAATGGGCTCATTAATATATTCATTAGTCGCCTTATCTTTTTTCCAAGAGTAGTTAGCTAACTCTTCAATAATTCCCTTACATGATGGATGGACAACAATTTCATATTGCTGCAATTTCTGAATGCCCTGCAGCACGCTGCCCTGACCCTTCACACAAGGTTTAATACGAACGACTCCCTAACGTTTAATTTCTTCTATACTCTTCTATTCTGCGCTATCTGCCATAATTAGGCTTTTTGCGAAACCCATTTCTTTTATTTGTTTGGCAATCTCATCGTTTAAGAAACCGGTGCCGCCCCATTCTTTAAATACATAAACACGGCGCTCCGATTCCACGAGGACAGAGGCTACAAATCTTGTTGGGTCATTTGTATAGCCAAAGTCTAACCCACACAACAACTAACCTTTAATTGCGGCCGGGTCAAAATCTGCAACTTGCCAATTATTATAAACTAATTTCTCTAAACTACCAAACTCTCCAAGAGCATAGATTTTATAATATACTTCATTAGTGCTCTTCATTAATAAGAGCGCTTTAATATATTCTTCAGGTAGAAATGGATTGTCAAGGTAGTTAGTATGCACAACTTTTACCGTTCTGCGGAATTCTTCTAATTCAGGGTTCTCTGCAAAAAATTGTAAATAACACCAATTCGCTTTTGATACGGGGTTAAAGCTTAAGATAATTTCCTGGTCTTCAGCTTTGGGGTCTCTCACACGCAAATTTACCTAACTGAAATCATCTAAAGTAAATTCTGTAGCTTCCTCTAACCACGCATCAGTTAAACCCGTAATAGACTTAATCTTTTCGGGGTCGTCCAAGCCCATACAGAGAAACGCCGATCCATTAGGTAAGGTAATGGTAAAGTCAGTGCGATTAATATCACAATACTAATAAATACCGAATTGTTTTAAGGTATCCAAAAGCAGCTAAAATGTAGAGGCTTTTGTAGTTCTATTTACTTTGCGCAATACTAATATTTTTCTGCGCGAACGCAGAGCCTTATATACCAAACGTTGGGCTACAAAGAAACTTTTGCCCGAGCCGGCACCTCCATAAAATACTAATATTCTATGTCCGTCTGGCATTAAATGCTATCTATATATTGGACAAAAAATATTCGTATGGACTTTAATTTTCATTTAATTAGAGCCACAAAACATTTCCGTGCTGCGTTAATAGCGAGCGCAAAATAAACGCAGTGCGCATATCTAAATCTCTGCCGGTTTTGATAACTTCATTTCGACTATCATTGTCTAAATCTTCAAGATCAGGCAACTCAATACTGCGCATCGCCATTAAATCAATATTAAATTGTCTCGCGCTTTCTGCGGCTTTCTGAAATGCCTCATCAATTTCTTTTCTCTTATCATCTAAATTAATCATCGTCATCCTCCACTAATGAAACTTCAATTACATCTTTACTCTCTATCTTTTGAGTCTGTAAAGATAAATTCTTACTTAATAACTCGAGAGCCTTTAATTTTGCGGCTACGTTTTTATCATTGCGAGGCTCAAATGCAATGTCTGCAATTTCTTGCATAACTCTAGTCGCGTCTATATTTAAACTATTATAAATTTCCTCCCTGCGCGTTTTAATATATGCAGCGATTTCATCATTTTTTAAAAGTGTGTAAGGATAAGAAGGTGATTTATTAGCATTAGAGCCAAAAGAGGAATAATACGCGTCTCTCGCATTAAAACCATTAGCAAGATAATTTTCTGCGAAAAGTTTTTGTTTTTCAGTCATTATTCTTTACCTCCTTATTTATAAAATATGCATCGTATATTCCAGGAGTAGAGGTAATTTTAATGTAGCTCTCATATTCTTCATCATTAGTAGAGATAAGCCTACATATGACTGCGGCAATGCGTGTCGCTTCTACCTCTGATGCAGCTCGCAATTGGATATGATTCATACAATCTCCTCCTCTTTGAATACTTCTTTATACACATTCCATTGTTGTAATTTTTGGTTTAATTTATCACTTGCGGGAAACACCCAATAAGTATTGCCATTGGGATGCTTGCCTTTAAACAGATAAGACTCGTCTTGTAGTCTTAAAAATTTCATTAACTTATATGAATAACAATAAAAATATTTTGGGGTCATCTTCTTTCTCCTTTATGCCTATTTTTTATGGGGCGTAAGCCCCGTAATAAAAATAACCGGAACGGTTATTTTGATTACCTATTAAGAAATACATTTTAGCATACTATTAGGATATGGGTAATAAAATGTCCTTCCGTAGGGTAATAAAATGTCCTTTCGATGGTTATATAAAATGTCCTCTTTCGTTTTTCCGATTTTTTAACGAGGAACTGCAGGCAACTCTTTTTTGCTTTTGGCAACAAATGTTAATTTCTTTTTTGGTGTTGGCACTGAAATACCATTGTTATTCACATGGGCTTCATAATATTCTTCATATTTAATAACACCCTCTCGAGCCAAGCTTTCAAGAATATTACTAACTACGCTACTCGCTACCTTATTATCAGGGCTGTAGCCTAACACTGTTAATATATCTTTGTTGGTAAAAATAAAATAATCACCAGTCTCTTGTTTCCATAAATACCAATTTAATAATTGAATATAAATTTTAACGGCTTGGCGATTACGAGTTGATACTATATACCATAGCATTTCGTTTTCTACGATTTGATATTTCTCATCATAGTTATACGGAAAAATATATGAGCTATATTTTTCTCCTCCGACATCTATTTGCTCTTCCGCAATCAAGCCTTTTTCAATAAGCTTATCGAGATGTCTTTTAAGAGTTTTTGCGTTGCCGCCATCTTCTAAATTATAAAAATTTTTACGATTTTTTTCATAGTTCTTTTTTGTTAAATACAACTTTTTCTCTGTTGGGTGATATGTAGCTAAATAATACATATGTCCAAAGAGCAAATCGTCAGTGCTATAATTCATAAAGTCTTGTTCTAAAGATAGACGGCGTTTGCGGTCATTTAAAAAAATATCCTCGGCATTACGCAGAGGAGTGCAACTATAAGTATTCATTGGTTTTTCCTCCATCACATAAATAAGTTAAAATAAAATTAAAAAGTTTAAATAAAATCACCCAGATTTAATATATTTTGTAAAGGAAAAATGCTAAATGGCAAATGAGAAAAAAAGGAATATAAATATATAAATCTGGGCTTATTTTAAGGAAGGCGAAACAATGCTTTGTTGTTTCATTAATATTATACAAAAAATTTTTTCGTTTGTCAATCCTACGCCGCGCGTAAGTCATCATATTCTGATTTCAACATAAAATGTCCTACTGCAAAATTACATCTGCGTCGATGCACACTACCACGTATGCTCGAGGCAGAATATCCAGTGTCCTCCATAGCCTCGCGCAAGCACGAGTATTCTTTAATTAATTCTTTTGTGTCATTATTAACTAATACTAATGCGGGTCTATGCATAAGCACATATGGTTCGCGGTCTTCTCGTCTGTTGGCAATATTTTCAATATGTGAGACGAACTAAAGATTTTTATAGTAATTATTTTCAGGATTGCGGTCTATGTGGTCAATCTCGCGATTTTCAGGATCTAACCCATGAAACGCTTCGGCTACTAATCTATGCACTTTAGCCAACTTTCCATTTACATTACTAATACCTCTGCGCAGATGCACATGCAAATAACCCCGCGGACCTTTGCCATTTGTTAAAACATATTGATTTTCTTTATTACGCACTCTCCCAAAACTTGATATCTCATAGTATTTATAAATAGGGTGAGTTCTCCAAATTTCTACCTCATCTGTTGCAGGTAGAATAGGTGTAGGTTTGTTGTTCATAGTTAAAATAATCTCCTTTTTAGTTAATTTTAAATTTGTTTGCAATCGCCAACAGGTATTCATAAATTTTCTATATTTCCTGCGGCGTTAGGGTTTCTACTACCCCCGTTGAAAATT